GCAACTTGCACGAGCTGAGCCGCTTGCCGCAACGGTCTTCGGCCAACACGCCGACAGTGTTGTCGTTGACATCAAAGTAGTTGCTGCCTGTGTAGCCGCACTCACCGCTTCGGTATTGCCACTGGCAAATATTGGCAATGATCTGCCGACGAGGAATTTTGATGCCCGCCAAATCAAACTTGCTTGCCAATTCAAAGCTAACGACATCGCGGCTTTCGCTTGCTTTGCGATCGATAAACCAGATCTCATCAGGGAACTTGGCATACGGATCGGCGCCAGTTTCACCGTCTAAGTACTTTTTCAGCGTGCGGATACGTGTGACCTTGGCACCGCCCAGATCGTTGCCTGCAGTGGTTGCGTTCACCAGCAGCAGCAACGTTGTGATGGTGCCGCCTAGGTTGGCAATAGTCAGCGTCGGGCGCGGCAGCGTCCCAGTGTTGCTGTAGTCAAAGCCTTCCGCCTTGATCGGCAGCCGCGTGTATGCATTGCCGTTCCAAATGATGTTGCCCGTGACGTTGGCATTGGCGCCATTGTGGAAGCGGTACACATCACTGCTGCCGTGCAACGTTGCATCAAGCTGCAGCTCAAACAGTTCAATGATCGCGCTAGGTGCGATCGCAGCCAGCTCATCAAAGACGCTGCTAATCGCAACCCAAGTGACCGTGCCATCGACAATCGTGCTGCCAATATCCGTTGGCCACGTAGGTTGAGTAGCGCCGCTAGTGCCAGCAACTTGGCACTGGAACACCAAGCCAGAAGCCTGCAGCGTGGTGGCGCGAACGATGTTGCCAACGCTGTAGCTATTAGTAGCAGCCCAAGATGCGTATGCCATCAGGGTTCAAATACTTCGCGGAACGTCGCCGTAATTGTTGCCCGACCGTTATATGTAATCGTTTTGTCCCACTGCGGGCAGACCCATTTATAAGTCACTGCCTCATCAGGAGGCGCCCACTCAAACGCGGCATTGTCGTCTGCACGCGCATCTAGAAACGCTTCAATGGTGTCACTGTTGGCTTCAGTGATGTTCTGCCATGTCAGGGTCCATACCTTTGGATTTTGGTTTAGACCGTAGGTTAGACGCTGCTCATAGCCATCACCGAACTGAACCGTGCGGACAATCGGTTGGTTGGCCTTAGAAGCGCCGTAGGTTGGGTTGATAGCAGGAAAGGTAGCCATTAAGAGAGCAAGCCTCCTGGGCGCTTCTGTTTAATCAATTCTTGCTGTACCGCAAGACCAATCACCTTGCCGAGCTGGCTTGCCTGTCCAGGATCGCCCTGCACGCTACTACCGCCAGCGTCTACGTTCACCACCACGTTACCCATGCCACCAAAGCTGCCAGCAGGTGCGATACCACCGCTGCGACCCGGCATGAACAGTTCGGGACCACGCTCGCCTACCAAATACCCCTGACCAGCCATAACAGAACCGCCATTGGCACGCGGCCTAAACAAACCGCCGAGTAAGCCACCACCCGTGCCCGTACCAGACAATGCGCCGAACAAAGCAAGGTTGACAGCAACGTCCAGCAACCTATTTGCAATGTTGTTCAATAAATTTGTTGCGACCTCCTGAAGTGTTTTGGTGCCATCAATAGCGCCTTGGATAGCCTCAACAACGCCGCTCTTAATGCTGTTGCCAACATCGGCATAAATTTGTTTTAACTGCTCAGCCTGTTCCGCTTGCCGCTTAAGTGCTTGGTTGCGTTCCAGTATTGCTTTTACTTCTCCTTCATTCAATCCTTTGGTGTCTTTCAATATGTCACGCAACTGCTGTTGTAAGATCACTTCTGCTTCATTGCCATTTATTCTTGCCTCCAGTATTTTCTGCTCGTCCATAAGTTGCTGAACACGTTGTACGCCGGTTTCACGCTGTTGCAGGTCGTACTGAGCAAGTTCCTGTGCTGTTTGGATTTGGCTTTGTTTTAATTTTTCAGCAATTTTTGCAATACCAATTTGCTTATCAGCCAACGGTACAGAACTCTGTTCAATCGCATATGCCTGATGAAGAAGTTCTGTCTCACGGCCTATTCCTTCAAGCCTGATTCGATCCTCTTCATTTTTAGCAATCGCTGCCTGAGCTAGCAAACCTTGTAATTGAGTTTGCTGTTGAAGCAGCGCAAGCTCACGAGTAAGCTCAGGTACTTGGCTTTCGCGCGGCTTTTTACCTTTTTTAGGTTTATCCTCATCACTTCCCGGCAATGTTTGCAAGCCATCTGGCATGGCAGCCGCCAAGGCTACTGCTTCGCCTTGTTGTATTTGGCTTTGAAGAACTGTTGCTCTAGCCTTCAAATTCGCAATGGTTTGACCACCGGCAGAACGCTGGCCGCCACCTGCGCTTGGTCCTTTTGTTTTATCAATTTGTGTCTGCAAATTCTTTAATTCTGTTCTCGCTTCCTTAAGTGCTTTGGTATCGCCAGTTAATGCCGCCGCGCCAATCGCACTTGTCCTTTTCTGCGATTGCGTTTGAAAACTTGCCAACGCAACACCGGCAGCAGTAATACCCGCCGCCAATGCAACCCATGGTCCGGCTGCAACCAAAGTCGCAACGCCAATCGCTTTGATTAACGTGATAGTGCCGCTGATGACAGGACCGAGGATCACCAAAGCGCCAGTAATACCAACGACTGCAGCAGTGAATCCTTTTACAGGTCCAGGAGCGGCAGCAAATTTTGCAATTAAGTTGGTAACCGTTGTGAGCAGTGGCGTGAAGGCTGGCAATAATTGTGTTCCGATTGCCGCTGCAAGCTCTACCTGCGCTTTTTGAAAGGCACGCAATCTTCCTCCGGCTGTGTCAAAAGACTGTTCAAGTACGTCTGCGCCTTTTTCCTTGATATTGCGTAAAGCCTGAATCAAAACTGGCGCTGTAACTTTGCCTTCAGCAGCAAAGTCCTTGACTTCGCCACGGGCAATTTTTAGGATTTTTGCAATCTCATCGATGACTTGAGGCGTAGCTTCATTCACAGAGCGGAACTCATCCCCAGCCAACCGCCCAGAACCAAGGGCTTGATTCAACTGAAGCTGAGCAGCAGCCGCCTCTTGCGTCGAAACCTTGTTGATAGCAAGTATGGTGTTAAACCCTTCGTAGACATCTCTGATTTCATTGATGGTTGCACCCTGCGGTCCCAAGCGGTTGCCGAGGTCAACCAAGGCGGTCAATGTGGCAGTTTGACTAAGCCGAAACTTATCGGCTGATTGAGCGGCAACTTGTTGGATGCCAGATAATTTAGTGAATCGTTGCGTTAAAAGCTCTGCTCTTTTTTCTGCCGATTCAAGTTCAACTGCTGCAGAGATTGCACCTTTGATCGTGCGGAAGCCTGCATAAGCGCCAACAAGACCCTGAACTGTGGTGGCTTGGTCACGCAGTTTTCTAGTGTTTTGTTCTAGATTGCGTCCAAATTGAATGGCACTGGCGCCTGCGTTTCTAGCGGCAGCCTGAACTTTCTGAAACTCAACTTGCAGTGCGCTGGCAGCATTCTGGAGTCGCCGTGTTGCGCTAAGGGCATTTCCAATGCCTACTTGTACGTCAACAACAGCAACAGCCACGGCAATGCCTCCTTATGTGCCCAGTTTATCGACGAGACCTTGCCTTATCCATCTCAGCCTTTTCCCGCTTACCCTTCACTTCATAGTAAGCAGCAAAATGCACAAACTCGGCATCGGTCAGCTCACTGCGCAAGCGGCTGACCGTCATGCCAAGCTCAGTAGCTAGGAAGAACTCAAAGAACAACCAAGAGTCTTCCTCTAGTCGTTTTTTGCTTCATCCAAACTGCCGTCACCACCCAACCCGAACAGGAACAGTTCCAGCTCGTTCAGCACACGCTCAGGCAGCTCGCGCTGAAGTTTGGCAGCATCAGCAGAGGCAAACGCTTTGGTGCCATCTTCAAGCTCAGCCATTTGGCACAGCATCTGCGTGCTGATGTCCAATGCTTCCTCAGAACCAGCCAAGGTGCCAGCACGCTTACGGTCGGCTCGGGTAATTGGCTTGAAATATAGATCCAGCACCGCTTGCCCAGCATCATTGGTGACGCTGAATTTACGGCGCTGGTTCAGATCAAAAGCGCCAGTGAGCAGGTCAACGGCGCGGGGTGTAGCAGCAGGCATCAGATACTAAGGGTGAGAGCACCAGATGTGACGAAGTTAACCGTCACAATTTCGATCTCGCCAACCGTAGCACTGTATTCAGAGCCTGTCACCACAAGCGTGCCGGTAATCTTCTTACCGCCAGTCTCGTCCAAGTACAGCTCAAAAGCTGCATCAGCTTCGTCGGTGGCTTGGTTAACGTCCTTGATCAGGTCTAGCTTGTCGCCAGAGCCAGGGGCGTCATACAGCAGTTCAATGGTGCCCGAACCGCTGATCAGACCACCCACGTTGGCACGATAAGTGTCGCCGTGATCGGTCACATCCAGCGATTCCTTTTCTACGGTCATTGACCATGACCGCACTGCTGCGATCTCGGACAGACCGCCGCTACCGGCTTTGTCAAAGAAGACAGTGCCTTGTTGACCGCGATAAAAAGCCATGATCAGATGTCCAGAGAGATGGCGCCGTTGGTCACGAAGTTCAGGGTAATGACTTCGATTTCGCCCACGGTTGCAGAATACTCAGCCGAGGTAATGACACCATCAAAACTGATTTTTTTGGTGCCAGTGGTGTCAAGGAATAGCTCAAACAAAGCCAAGCCCTCATCGTTCGCCGTATTGACGTGTTCAATGAAGACGTTGGTTTCGTCCGCGCTAGAAGCGGTGTAAAGGATTTCGCAGGTGCCAGAACCGCTAATCAGACCGCCGACATTGGCGCGATAGGTAGCGCCCAAGGCGGTGGTGTCCAGCGATTCCTTCTCAACGGTCAAAGACCAAGAGCGGGTGCTGGTGATAGCTGCGGCAGAAGAGCCAGCATCGTCAAACTTGACGCTGCCTTGCTGTCCCCGGTAGAAGGCCATGGTTAGAGATCCTCGAAGGTTTCAAAGGTCAATCTGACCTGTGTTTGGAAGTAACCCTCTGGAGCTGGCGATGCCACCACCTCGGGTCCAGTAGGCGGATCAAAATGAACGCCACTGACTACTTGCCTATTGTAAAGGTCACGGATTCGCTTACCTATTGTCAGATTTGCGCCAGGTCCAACACCCTTTGGCGTAAAGACATTCATCACGATGACACCGATGACGCTGTTACTGCTGCCAGTGGTGCCGCCCATCGTCAGGAAGTTATTGTTGCCAAAGCTGACAAGGCATTGGACAAAGGAACTGTTAGGTGTTGGGGTTGAGGGTTGGTTGTGAAACACAACCGGGATCACTGGTGCCGATGCCAGCTCAGTAGCAAGCCTGCCCTCGATGGTTGAGCGGATGGTGTTGAGGTTGACGGCTGCCATCAGTCTTGCCTCCCAATGCGGTCAGCCTGTTGTTTTGCATATGCTTGCATCTCACGACCAATCAAATCAACCCAACCGGCAGGAGCTTGCGTTGACCAGTCTTCGTAAGCAAGTCTGTAAGCATATGGCAGGCTGTTTGATATGTGATAGACGTTGCCAATCTTTTCTTGCCCTGCTTGGTAACCGATCGAGACTCGTTTCTCTAATGCAGGCGATGCTGGTGGTTGCGTTTGTCCACGATATTTACCTGTGGCAGGCTGGTACTCTCCTGCGTCATAGGCTGATGCTTGATTTTCTCCCAATACCCAGCTCCCTCTAAATCTTCCTGTATCAACGGGGCTGCCTAGTTTTAGACGGGTTTCGGTTTCAAAGACAACTTCTCGCAGCAGCTTCTCCATTTTTTCCTCGGCGTAGCCTCCGATCTGCGATAGGTTGATGCGTCGTGCCACTATGCCCTCAGGATTAGCTCGTGCGTAATAGCCGTGTTGTCCTGTTCAATCGTAGTGACCCTAATAATCTGATGGCTCACGCTGCTGATCACTACACGGTCAGCCGTGCTAGGTGCTGCTGCTAGGTCTGCTGCAGCTACCGTCAGTTTCTTGTCGCTTGCTTGGATCAGCTCGTTCACCTCACGAGCGTTCACATCCTCAAGCACGCCACGCACTGCAGTATCAGCAGTGGTTTCCACAATGGCTCCAGTGGTTGTGTTGTAAGTTCCTAGAGTCACCACACGAATCGTTACCACACCACCAAACTTTGCCATCAACTTGCTGGCAACCTTGCGTAGCGGTACAGCTAATGCCATCAGAGTTTATATGCTACGCAATGACCGTTTTGTAGTTTTATACTTGTGAACACGCCATAAATTGTCGTTGCAGAGCTAAATGTTTGACCAGAAATACTATTACCGTCATAGTTTTGGGCAATAATTTCATCAACATGCGTATTGCTTGTAAAGTGAATAGCGCCCCATCGTCCAGTGCGTGTAGCTGTATCGCTGACGTAAGTAGCGCCAACTGAGTAATCAATAGCCAGGTGGTTGGTGTCACTCATGATCAAAGCCTGTATGCAACAACAGTGCCACTGGTCAGAGTGATGCTGGTAAAGACGCCTTCAATTTCAGTGCTTGCCTTAAAGGGAATCGCGCTCAACGTGTTGCCGGTCCAGTCCATAGCGGTCAGGCTAGCAATCACCGAATCCTCAAGCGCCACAATCTTGCCAAAGCGCCCGGCATGTGCTGCGGTGTCATCAATAAACTCAGCACTGGGATACGGGTAACCCATGATCAGCTCCGGCGAATCGAAAAGTTGCCTGGTCCACTAATTCTAAGCCCCGTCAAATACCGCTCCATGATTGGCGGCACTTTGTCAGCGCCCACCGCTCCATAACCCAAATTCGGCGTCACGTCAATGCTGCCAATTTTGACGTTCTTGTAATCTTCCAAGCCGCTTAAGCCAATGCCATCTGGGTTGTTATTCAGGTAGACCGCCAATACAACCTGCGCCCTTTTGATCTGATCCGGGATTTCAGTGTCGGTAAAATAATCCGTAGAGATCCGAAACGGGAAGCCGACTGTGTAGGTGTTGATATAGGTGTCTGGCTTGCGCACACCAGTACGCGGCCATTGCAGCGCCTGCGTATCAGTAGCACGGGCTCCTAAATATCGCTCACGGTCTAACCGTTGTGTTGCGGTATAAAGGGCACGATTTTTTTGATCAGTGGTAGCTGATGCCCATGCGGTTACATCAGCATCCTCTACAAGACCATCAATGATCGTCTGGGCGTCCGCCAGAGTCAGATAAGAGTTGGCGCTTGCCGACCCGACGGTTGCGACGATTACTACTGCCATCGTTGGGTGGCTCCTTTGGTTCTAGTGTAGGCGCAGGCTCTGCAATAGAAAGAGAGGCTGCTTCCGTAGAAGCAACCTCACGATCACGCAGTCGCCGGAAAGCGAACAGCCCCATCAGGCGTTTGCAGCCTTGATTACAGCAAAGCTAAGCACGATGGCTTGGCTAAGCGAACCGCCGGACACGTTACGCACGGTGACCGCAAAGGATCCCGCTGCAATAGCGTTGGCTTCGACGGTATAGGCACCGGCAGTGCCAGCCGACGAGTGGTTAACGATCACAACGTCATTAGCAGCAACAGTGCTGTTGGTGACGGTGAAGCTAACGTTGGTGGCATCAGCGAGTGATGCGTTGTGCATGGTGATCGCCCCACAAACTTTGTTGAGGGTGACACCAGTGGACTTGCTGGTGGCTTGGGTAACCGCACCACCAGTGCCGCTGACGTAGCCAATGGCACTGCCAGCAGTTACTTCAAAGAGGGAAGCCATAATTAGTTACCTCAATCGAAGTTGGAAGTGTTGGTCGCACGCACGACACCAATATTCTTGGTTTCGTACACCTTCGACCAGTTGCCGATGGTCTCCAGTTGAGCACGGGTCGGGTTGACAGTGCTCACGCCCCACTTGGCACCAACAGGGTGGTACACGTAGTGGAGGTCGATCGACATGGCATCGCTCTTGGCGAGGATGTCACGGTCAGTTTCCGTCTGAAGAGCCAGCTGCTCACCGCTGGCGACAGCGCCGTTGGTGAAGAAGTAAGTGGCATATTCAGTGGAACCGCCACTGCCTGCGGTCTGCACATCGTCAGAGACGATGACACGCAAGCCCATGTACGTTGGCACGCTGGCGTCACCGCCGTAAGCGCCAACAAGGGAGCCACCGGATTGAGTGCTGGTAGTGCCACGAGCTTCAAGAGTGGACACGTAGTCGATCGCCTTGCGCTCAACGAGGTCGTAATAGACCTTGCTGTGCATACAAATGGCGGTCAGCTTGTCACCTTGATCGCCCAGCAGGCTGCGGGCTTCAGCAACGTGCCGAGGGGACAGCACGGTTGGGGTGTCAGCGGTCAGACCATCAATCGTCAGATCGACGAAGGATGCGCTGTCGTTGCTGCCCAGGCTGCCAAACACACCAGCCAAGCAGGACAGGAGGTCCTTCTGGCGCTGGTTAGCAATGTAGTCAGCAATCTTGGCGCCGATAGCAGCCATGGGGTCGGAACCTGCGGCAAGTGCAGCGAGGTCACGGCTTTCGAAGGCACGCCCACGGTGCAGGATCACGCCAACTTGCTTGTCAGCAGTGATTTTGCCAGGGGTCAGCGAGGTGCTGTCAGACAGCACTTCAAAGTCACCAGTCAGGTTTGCCTTAAAGAAAGGCACGTTAATGAAGTCACCACCCTCGGTTGCGTTCAGCTCAGCCATCGGCTGCACCACACCGGATGCCAGGAAGGCATCGCGCTGGGTGGTCTGCTCAATGACGTAAGGCGTAAAAATCTCGGGGATGATGATGTCAGAGCGAAGAGTCGCCATGAAGAATCACCAGGGTTGAGTTGGAAGGATGGGCACAGCCCTACATCACCAGCACAGCCGGTTTGTAACAGCTTAGCGGTTAGCTTGAGCCTTCATCCGATCATACAGATCACGATCTGTTCGATACAGTCGTGCCTGTTCAGTCAGATTAAAGCTGTCGCGGCTAAACGGATTGACCATCCCAGCAGGGACGGCACCGCCAACATTCCCGCCCGATGGCGCACCACTGCCCTGCGGCTTGGGTTGCTTCTGCATCCATGCTGGCAAAGTCTTTGCCCACTCGGCAACAGGCACACGTTTGTACCCATCAACCACAACCACACTGCCGTCAGCCTCGCGTTCGATAGCTTCAGGCTTCAGCTTAGTCTTGAGCACCATGTCTGGGTCATGGACAATTTCAGCTAGTGCCGTGACAGCAGGCGTCACCAGCTCCAGTTCTCGCACTCGGGCTTCAAGCTGGCTGATGCGCTGGTCCTTTTCTGCCGTCGCCTCACGGAACTGCTGCTCCAGAGCTTGTCTTGCTTCTGAATACTTGCCTTGTGATTCAAGTTGCTGTTGCTCGTAGTTGCGTTTGAATTCCAGCAGCTCGTCAACATTGACTCCATCAGGCACAGCCTTTGCTTGGGCGATGGCTTTTTTGTACTCGTCCAACAGTTCTGAGTTCTTGCGCCGCATGGCGTCAAGTTCAGCTTGCATGTTGGCTACTTCGGCATTTTGCTCCACAGGAGCTTGTGCTTCATCAGACATGGACTAGCCACAGGCTTAGTTACGCTGCGATCGTACAGCTTCTGACACAAAAGTGTCAAAACGAGAATTTAATACGCCAATACGGGAACCCTGGAACCCGTTGATCAAACAGATGCTTGATGCTATTGATCGGCATGAGGATCTGTTGCGACGGACGGGTTGCGGGTGGCACGCTGCCAAAGCCCAGGACTTACGCCGTTACGTTGCAGAACTTAAAGATTGGATCCACTGCGAGGAGGCTACCACTTTGTCTTGTCAGCCCAATACGCAGGAGACATCTTGCCTTTAGCAATATTGGCAGCATGACGTGCCTTAAAGCTGGCACGCCTTGCTGTTGCTGCTTTTGATTCACCTTGTCGCGGCGGGCTGCCACTAACGCCCTGCTGCCCAAACCGTATCAACTTGACCGTCTCGCCGTCTTTTGCAAGTACGGCATGGGACTTGGTTGGGTGGCTTGGCGTGCGCTTCGGCTTGTTGTAGCCGTCAAACTGCTCGCCGCGATAGGTGATCATCGACGGGGTGCTGCCTTCAGCTCCGAACGTTTTTTGATGACTGCGTTGCCAGTTGATTCAGATTTGATCCGAACGATTGGATCGTCCTGACTGCCAACACGAGTAACACTGCCACCACTGCGTGTAGCAATAGTGGCGCGTTCGCCGCCAATGCTGGTAATTACGCCAAAGGTGCGGGTGCCTTGGTACATCCAACTCACCCTGTCACCGCGCTTCACTTTTTCTTGCCTCCCTTTTTCTTTGTGCCCTTAGCCATCATGGGTTTGGCTTTGCCGCCACCCTTAGCTTTCATGTCGCCGTAATGCCCAGGCATTGACTTAAAGCAATGACCCTTTCATGCTACTTGGCTTTCGGCTTGCGCTTCCGGCTTTTTCCTGCTTTTGCTAGGGCGATTGCTACCGCTTGCTTTTGCGGCTTGCCTGCCTTGATCTCCCGGCTGATGTTTTGGGAGATTACTGCCTGACTCTTGCCTCGCTTCAGGGGCATTGCTAGCAACCATCACGCCGGTTCTATCGTACCAACCGCCTGTGCCATCAGGTTGCTGGACGTACCGGACCTCAGCACCATTCCGCAGTTCAAACTCCGATGCCTTGCGCCCATCGGCGTAGGTGTATTTAAGAACGGGTTGGTTCATAACGAGCCCGGAGCTGGTCCAAGGTTAGCTCTGTGCCATCTTTGCTAACCAGCTTGGCGATGGCGGCATCAGCGCCATACTTGTCCGCCAGCCTGCGAAAGTAGGGAGCCTTGCTGCCCAGCGCTTGCTGCTGACGGGCAAGCACATCTGCTTTGGATTCGCCTGGCATCTTGTCGTACAGCCATTTGCCGTAGCTGGTGTTAGCTGGAACCTGACCACCTTGTGCAGCACGGCGTCCTGGCGGTGGTGGGTCAAAGCCAAGCTCCTTATAGTCAATGACCGGCACGGTGGTGCTACGGCAGTTGAAGTGCTGCGGCGGCGTTGGTCCTTTGCCATACTCAAACACCTTGCCGTCTAACGCCCGGCAGATGGCACTTGTCCTGGTGTCAAGCGTGGCAACGTAGCGGTACTTTTTCGTGATGTCTTGGTTCGCCTCATACACCTGCTGGCTAGCGGTATTTGCTACCTGATTGATGCTGGTGCGGACTAGCGCGACGATTTGATTGTCAGCTATAGCTGTTGCCTGACCGCCTGCTGCTGTAATTTCCCTGACGGTCTTGGCGCGTTCACCAAACTGCAAACTGCCGATCAACCGTTTGGCAATGGCTGGCGTCGTTTCACCTGTCAGCAAGCCTTGCCGGACAACTTGGCTGAACCGCTCAGCTTGGTCCACCGCAATGCCACGAAACGCCTTGCTAACGACCTCGCCGTTAGGCAGCGTGATGGTGGCACCTTGAGCAGCCGTGAGGCTAAATGTCTGCGGTGCGCCCTGTACTGCGGCAAAGAGATCATCGCTAAGTGCCACCACATTGAGCTGCGTGGGGTCAGTCGTCACAACACTCTGCGCAAACTGCGGGCTGATTTCTACCGTGTTGACAATGTTCCGTGCGCCTGCGGGTAACGCCTTACGCAACTCCTCTGATACAAACTCCGATTGCAACTGGGCTATACCCTGCAGCTCTAGCGCCGTCAGCTCTGTCGAATCTCCAGCCCAAGTGCCCAGACTATCCTTTAGTTGCGCCAAAATGCCACGCAGCCTTGCAGCTTTGACAGGTGCAGCCAGCTCATCAATCGTTCGTAACTGATTGACTGCATCAATAATGATGTCGTTATATGCATTGATCACACGCCGAGCAACACTATTACTAAAGCGGTTCAGGTCAATCGCATTGCGAAACAACGCCTCAGGTGTGCTCATGGCTCAATGCCAAGCTGGCTGGGCTTGTACTGCGACCGGATGCTAACGTTTGCGCCACGCGTCAAGGCGCCGGTAACTGTAGAAGCAAAGGCGTTGTAACCATCTTGCCCATCTTCCAAAATTACCATTTCATCTACTTCAGCAGGTTTGCCGTCTTTGTAATACGTCATCCGTACAACTGCCAAAATCTCTTCCGGCAGTTTGCCCATCGTGTAATCAAGCTCCTGCTTCCTCGGCGGTATCTGCATCTTCTGGGTCTTCGCTTCCAGCATTATCGCCCAGTCCACCAACCAATCGATCAGCCTGTCCAGCAGATTGTAAATCCAGCCCGCCATTAGAAGTTGCCTCCAGTTCCTCGTCTACATCAAAATTATCGCCAAGGACATCGCCTTCGGCTAGCTCACGCAGTAGGGTTTCTTGGCTGATGGTGCCAGCGGTGTAAAGCGATAGCAGAGCTTGGATGTCCTGCGGTTCAAGGCGTGCGCCAAGGAAGTCACGGTTGACGTAGGAGCTGCCGGCAGCGGTGGCATTGCCGATGAACTGCGCATGAAACTGCAGGCAGTTATCAATGAGGTCCTGCACGTTCTGTGCAATCACCATCATGGTGCTATCACCTTGGCTACGGTCTAGCCGCTTCGCTTCTGCAGTTTCGGCGCTGAGCTTCTGCCCCAAAACTGCTGACAACCCTAGCTCGTTGATCTGCCCTGCCAGTTGCTCTAGGCGGCGGAACTGTGCTTCAAAGCTCTTGCCCTGCGGTTCGATGTACTCAGCGCGACCCTCGGCAGGAAATGCAATCGCCTCACCAGGACCGGCGCTTACTTCCTCTGCAGCAGACGGGAAACCATAAAATGCCAGCATCGGCACGGCGCTGATATGCAGTTGGTTGTCTAGGTCTGACTGGATCTGGTAGGTCTTGAGGTTTAGCTCGGCAATGTCCTCAAGCGGTGGGCGCGATTCAAGGAACCCATGCCGCTGGGCGTAAGCAACGGTGAAGGGGATTTCAGACAAGCTGGTCCGCCCTTCGTCTACCACGCTGAAATCGCCGGTGGCATTCTGCCGATGCAACTGGTACTCACCAGGCGTTAGCACCCGCACCTGCTGCACTTCTTTTTCGCCGTAGATGCCGTCAGGTATTGTCACAATCTCTGACAGCCTGAGCTGTGTCAGGACTTGTTTGCCTTCTACCTGTTCAGTACGCCAGCCAAGGATCTGCCGTGGCGTGTACGTCACCCAGTAAGGTCTACCCCCATCAGACGGTGCATCCACCAAGACACCAACGTGCCCATAACGGACCATCTTGCGGGTTGTTTCATAGGTCCAGACGTTGAGGTCATTGCCTTGCAGGTCAACGTCAAACAACTGCTCACGGATGATGTCGGCAGTGTCGTCAAGCCGCACGGGCTTACGGGTTAGCATCCCAGCCATCATGCGCTCAAGGCGCTGATAAAAGGGCGGCACCACGCTACGAGCTAGGCGATTGTCATAAGACTCGTCCAGCTCGCGTGGTTCCTGTGGCAGGTAACGGCGATGCTTTTTGCGCATTCCGTAAGTGCCCTGCAGTAGATCCTCTATCAATATCCAGTGAGGTTCCTGCGCGAACCATGCCGTGTTCGGATCGGTGACTTGCGTGACAGTCCGCTGAGCTAGCGGGCGGTCGTAAAAGTTGTATCCGCTATACACAGCTTGATACGCGCAGGCTTTGGCTCAGTTTAAGCAGCAGTAAGCGTTACGGACTTGCGACCAATTTTGATCTCAAATTCGTCGCCGGGCTTAAAACCCATCTCCTGCACGTAACCCTCACCGATGGAGAGCTTACCGTTGAACTGCACCTTGGTCTTATAGGTCAGGCTACGACCGCGCTTGCCAGGCACGTTCATCTGCAACCCCTTGGCTTCAAGGAGCGCCTCATAAAACTGGGTGAAGCATACCTTGTCATTTTTGACGTAACCACATTCACGAACGAGGTCTGATTTATTCAGATCGCTCAGCTCTTTTACTTTGTTGATGAGATCTTGACCGACGAGCATGAGTAGGCTCAAAGGTGGACAGTCGCTAGGATAGCTCAAAAACAGAGAAGCCCCCACTTTTGTGAGGGTTCTCCTGCCCGACGCATGTGGACCTGAACCATCCCTCGGATCGCAGCAGCGGTTGCCCGACTTCAGTTTCAGTTGATCGTGTTGCGCCGGGGCGACCGAAGTTGCTGATCGGGTCAACACGATGCACGGCAGGGGACTTCGCCGTTGCAATCAATATACCCTGATCCCGGTCCCCTTGCCAGCCCTTTCGTAAAGCGGGTTGAACGCCCCCAGAACCAAGTAACCCAGTCCATCAGTCCAGTGTTCAATGCCTGCTGTTTTGTCGATGACGTAATCGTCGGCACCCTGCTTATAGGTCACGTTTTTCAGTGCTTTGATGGTGTGCTTGCAGCGCGGATGCACAAATAGTTTTAGGTGCCCATCAGCAGTGCGGATCATCCAGTTGGTGGCGTTGATCTTGTCCTTCACTGCCCACGGCGCTTTGGGGCTAACGCAGTTGAAACCGTAACGCCTGATGATGTCGTGGTCGGTTTTCCCGGCAGAACTGGTTTTGCGTGCTGAACCAGTCGGGTCTGGATAAGCAATGATGCGACGATCTGGGAAGCGTGCTTTCAGAAGTTGGCAAACTTCATCGGTGTTGGACTGGTTGACAGATACCTCATCCCAAATGTGCAGCGTGTCACCCACTCTGCTGCCAAGAACACCCGCCATGACACTGACGTTGAAATCAGTGCCCCAGTAGATTTCTGCTCCGGTGTCTTGAACGGTCTCAGAAATATTGTCATCACTGAAATCTGGATAAACCCTGCCAGACAAGGTTTCAAAGGATGCAAGATATTCTTGGCGAAATGTGCGCTCGTCTAGCGTGCGCCTTGCCGCTTCGACTTCTTCTGCCGGTACGTTGCCGCCTTGAATCGTGCTGTACGAAAAGGTTTGCCAGTCATTTTCCTCTTGAGCTTGCTCCCATAAGTCATGAAACCAGTTGAGCCCTGCAGGTGTCGTGATAAACCATGCCGGACCACCTTGATCTGAGAGCGCCGGACGTAAAACCATTTCCCACGCGTCTTGCTTGACATACGCGGCTTCATCAACAATCAAGGTCGAAAGGCTGACGCCACGCAAGGTGTCAGGATTTTCTGCGCCTTTCAACGCAATGATGCTGCCATTGGTAAGCTCGACGCTAAGTTCAGATTCGTTCCGTTTAACGCAAATCTCCGGCGGCACCATAGTTTTGAGCTGCCGCCAAGCAATTTGTTTAGCCATGCGGTAGTTAGCCGTGACGTACCAGTTCAGGCTGTTTGGTTTTTCCGTCGCCCAGTTGATTAACCGAGCAACACACAGGTAAGTCTTGCCAAAACGGCGCCCTGAGCAGAGCATCTTAAAACGCTCGGGAGAATCGTAGACAGTGCGCTGCGGCTTGGTCAGTGTGTCATACAAAGCGTGCCCTACGGATCTCATCGCCAGTTGTGCATCCTCTGGCGCCTCAATGATTGGCGAAAGTACAGAACCACGAGGTACTGAGCTGAGGAAACCCATCAATCAAGGATTTTGGCAATCTTGGCGGCGGTGTTGATGCAGCCAAGTGTGACCGCAAGATTTCCGCCTTCCATTGATTTTTTATGGACAATATTGAGTTGCGATAAGAGCACAGCAGCATATGCTTGCCGGTCAAGGTTCCAGTCGGCTTCCAATTCCTTCATTGCAGCAGCACGGTATTCGTCCACCTGGCGGGTGCTGAGTCCCCATTCTTGTGCGCCGTATTGCAGGAGATCTGACCGTGTAGCACCATTGGCAATCATGCGTGCTACGCGCATGGTGCGGAACATTTTTTCTGCTGCTGTGCAGCGCGTCTGACCAGCCATGATATGTGTTACAGATTTGCAAAGGAGTCTAAGGCATACCAAACATGGGAATTGCGGTAACCACCAGGATGAGTGGGAATGATTGGGGTTACACCGTGCATGTTTCTCCATGCAGGGTAGACAAGAAGTGAATTATTAGTTTGATCGAAGGCGGCATTGTAATCAGGCACATAAAGATTGCCACCTGTGGAGTTTTGCCGTTTTGTGATGATGAGATTTATTGCGCCTTTGACATTGGCATTATCTTGATGGATTGGTGCTGCAATATTGCAATTTGAGATTGTGGAGGAGAAATATGGAGTGAAGCGCCAAGGTTCAGGAACACGTTTTTGGATAACGGCAAGGTGTTTGGCATGTACGTCTGGGATGTAGTGAGCGACCAAGCCCATGGCGAGTTTGCCTGCTTTAAGCATGGCGCGGACAAATGTTGATGCTGTTGGTTTGGAATGAACCGATGAGCGTGAGGCATATGGTCTGCGCATATGTGGCTTAGGTGGCACACTGCCAAGGATGGCGGAATATTGAGAAACAACAAGGTAACGTCTCTTACCATCAGGACCAGGAGGCAAAGGGCGTTTACGATCCATCATGGTTTTGGGAACACGATCTGAGCGGACTTCAGCGTCTGCGATGTTGACAAGATTTTGTAGGTCTGACGGCAGTTCTTTTAGGAAAAGTCCTACTTGACTCCCATCAGGATCAAGAAGGATGCAGGATTCGGTAATGGTGGCTGGCTGTGTTGGACAAGTATCACCAATTTTGATGTTGTGTTTGATTGGGTTAAGGATTATGGACTGAAGTTTTTCCATTAGCGGACGATGCGATCAAGAGATTTAGCGTAAGCGGAAATATCTAGTTTGCAGTCAATACGATCTTTTTTCTTGATGAGTTTAGTGTATGGAGCCCATTCTGCGGCAAGTTTTGCGGCTGCTTCGTGGTCGCGTTGTTGTTGGTAAAGGCTTTGCAAGCCCCCGGCATTTGTGCCGACACCTGGGCAAGCGAACCATGAGTGTGTATCAATGATGATGCCATCGGAATGTTTGATAGCTTGCATACAAAAATCACGATCCTCTTTGAGGTTTAACCTTGCGCGATACTGCCAGGTGATTTTTGGTATGTAGAGCAATGTGCAGACTTCCGCTGTTTTTTTATTGATTTGATAGCGTATTTTGCCAGTTGAGTAAGACCAAGCGTATTGACAATAATTGATGCCATTAAGCGGGAAACGGTATTGCTCAACCCTTGAATGGAAATCTGAAAGTATTTTGGCTGTATCTTTAATAGTTTTGCCTTGCTTGGCATAGCCAAAGCCTTGGACATCATCATCTATCATCCAAATCCATTGTGCGGCAGTGGATTTGGCGTGATCTATGATGAAATTACGAACGTAGGCAATGCCCTGATTGTTATCAGGCAATGTCAAAAGGTTTGGGACGCTGGCATTTTGATAAGCAGTACGGTCTTGTGGTTCAACAACGTGGATGATGTTGAAATCATGCCCTGCGAACAGGATGTGTGTTTTGGTGGTTGGTCTGCCTTTGGACGGTATGTAGACAGTTGTTGTCATGCTGCATCCTTCAGGGCGTTAATCAGCATCATGCCAACATATTCACCATTTTTACGAGCCTGAGCAACAAGTGCTTGGGCTTCTTCATAGTCTTCTGGTTCGAAGTCAATTTGTATTGCTTTACGCACGCCTGCTGCAAATTCAGACAAGTCATCTTCATCATCTTCCAAGGCAGACAGGTCAATGTCTTCTCCAAAGGTAGGAAGATCTTCGCCCCAGCCAAGAACAGTAAGATCAAAACCAAGTTCACCCAGCGCCTGCAGTTCTGATTGCAAGAGGTTGTCATCCCAGCCTGAGTTGAGGGCAAGCTGATTGTCTGCAATGACATAAGCGCGACGTTGCTGTGGCGTCAGATGAGACAGAGTGATGGTTGGAACCGTTTTGAGCCCAAGGATTTTGGCTGCCTCCAGGCGACCATGCCCAGCGATAATGTTAAGTTGGTCATCAACAAGAATTGGGTTCGTAAACCCAAACTCTTTGAAGGAATTTACGAGGCGTTCGATTTGAACTGGTGAATGAGTGCGGGGGTTTTTGTCGTATGGCTTGAGTTTGGTTACGGGGGTTTGGTCGATGAACTCTGGTGCAGTGACCATTGTGTCGTCAGTGGTTTAGCTGTTGTTTTAGCTGATTCACCTTGGGTTCGACAAGGTGATGTGACGAAACGGTGCCACAGGTGTTGCCGATGCAGACGCGGACACTGCCGTCATCGAGCGTATGGCAGATCGGCTGGACGGAAGTAGCGGCTGATTCCACCAGTGAGTTCAGACGGTCTCTGGGGGTCATTGGTCTGGTGGTAGAGGGCTGTGAGGTAGTCGTCCCACAGTTTGAGCCAGTGCGCAACGTCTTGGTTGGTGGGGTTACGGCTTGACTTCATTTTGAAGGGAACAGAGGACAGCGGCTGCGATGCATTCGAGGACTGGGCGCGGTGCACTGCCTCTAGCAGCCCTACAAGCGGCTGTAACAGCGTTCTGATAGGCGTGCAGGGAGAAGGGCGCGGCAAGGGCTACAGAGGCGCTAGCGGTCACCGTGGGGTCTCCTAGCGCACGCAGGCGGATGAGCTGCCCGCGTTCGATGTTCAGTTCCTTGGCTTGGCGTAGCAGGTGGTCGTTCTCGTCTTGGGTGAGATAAACCTTGACAGCGGTTCGTTTTTCAGTCAAAAGTCAGTCCTGAACAGGGTTTCCAGGGTATTCGATCGGTGTCGTCAGTGCAAGATGACGTTCAACGATCAACCGAGTCAGCGCAGCATGAAGTCCGGGGTCATAGCCCGGAATCATTTTTTCGTCGATCCAGTCTTGAAGTTGCAAAAGCACAATGTCGGCTGTGTCGATGACTTCTTCAGCAGCAGTTGCCCAGGCATTAGGAATCAACTGAAGACGTTTGTCAAAGCGGTTTGATGACATAACTCAAAAAGGGAGCGGGGTTTCGTCATTTGCGGGTACAAAGTCGCGTGGGTTGACCACTTCGACCTTGGGGTCAGCGTCATCGACGGGATCGCGTAGCAGGTTGCGGTACATGCCTGGGTTGATGTGACCGGGCGGTGGTGCGTCAAAGTCCTCTAGCACGCACCGCTTGGCATCGATGAGGCGCTGCAGGAGCTTGCGGGCACCGACAGCGGTTGAGATTGGTTTGAGTGCCATCAGGAGAATGCCTCCTCGCGCTTGCGCTCCTCATCGGCAAACGGATGCAGGACAAATCTGCCAGGGCTGACGCCTTCGATGGCAGGCTTGTGGGTCATGTACCGACCGAACTCGTCGTAGCGCCCCACGCAATACGGGTAAGCGTTACGCAGTTGGAACTTATCAAGCTTGCGCTGCGCTTCATCAAAGTCGTCAGCATCAACGGTACGGAACGCTGGTGCGGTGCCTTCCTTGGCAGCTTTGGGCAGGACGGCAAAAACAAATTGGTTACGGCTTTCTGGGCTGAACAGTTTCATCGGATCACATCGGGGATGTAGTTGGTGGTGTTGAGGGGGCGGTCGTTGACGGTGAGGTAACGCTCGTCGCGTAGCCAGCGGAAGCAATCAGGCAAGGGGCTGACGAACGTGCCCGCTGCGAGGTGCTGATGGCTGATCTCAGTTTCCAATGCTTCGAGCAAGCTGGCAACGGTTTCGGTCCGGAGAGTTTTCTGCCACTGCCCAAGGGCTTTGGGCTTTGACTGACTGGCAGCGCGTACAGGGGCTGAAAGGTACGTTTTCCAGAACTGCTCAAAGGCTGGATCGCCTTTGGTTCTACGCCTTGGCGCGGGTTGGTCAGACGCTGCTGGAAACTCGTTTTCCAGCTTTACATGGGTTCTTGTTATGGGTTCTTGTTCATGGGTTCTTGTTTGTAGGTCGTTTTCGACCTGGGTAGCTAGGTCGTTTTCGACCTGACCCCTAGGTCGTTTTTGACCTGGGTCGTTTTTGACCTTAGGTCGTTTTCGACCTGGGTGGTCTAGGACGACGTGGTACACGGCACTGGTGCCAGGGCGGCGTTCAACCTCCAGCCAGCCGGTTTCTACAAGTGTGCTCAAGGACCGCTGAACGACCTTCCGTGAGATACCAGAACGATCTGAGATTGTTTGCAGTGATGCGTAGCAGCCTTTCGGGGAGTTCCAGCCGAACCTGTGTAACCAGAGATAAACAACGATGGCTTTTGAATCGATGCCGGCGTCCATGAGTTTGTATGGGACGGCAGCAAAAGCCGTGGACTTAACCGCAGCGGTCATGTAAGATTTGCCCGTGATTTGTCTACGCCTTGCAGGGTCCTTCACCCCTGCGGGGCGTTTTTCATTGTGGCAG